CAAGGGCGCTTTCAAAGATTTTATCATTTTCTTGGTTGCTCATATTAAAATCCTTTCTTTTGTTTTAGTTCAGAAAATTTGATAGGCACGAACCATTTATCACGCTCTATCTTCAAGCCGGCGGGTCCTCTGATAGCTTCAAGCTCGGGCAAGCTGATATATCCCCACTCATTTTCATAACCGCCGGTAGCATAGCCGAACATTATACCGGTTTCGGGATTGTATTCAGCAATATACCAAGTAAAGCTACTCCATGGTGTGAATAGCTTTAATATGATAAGCTTGTCAGCCAACGAGACGCTTTCAGTTGCATATAGAGCGGGTAGTTTATTTAAGATTTCTTTAGTTAGTAGTTTCATTTGTTATCCTTTTGTGTTTATTGTTAAAAAGGGGACTTTATCCCCTTAGTTCGTTAAGGCTGTCGTCTAGAATCATTGCCATTTTGTTACCTCTGTGTTTATCACGCTTTATTGCGTTATGCCGAACATCATAACATAACAGGAAATAAAATCAATGCATAAATATTCTTTTTCTGTTAAACGCTGAAAGTAAATGGTTAAAGAAGTTTCTATGAGTGATAAATCTGAAATAGAAGTATTAGACAAGGCAACGCTAGGAAGGCCGAAGAAACCAGTTGATTGGAAGGTATTTGAGGACCTTTGCGCTATACAATGTACGCAAGGGGAAATAGCTTCTGTATTGCATTTAGACGTTAATACTTTGCATGATAGAGCACAGGAACAATACGGTATGCTTTATGCCGATATATATAAGAAATTCTCTGAAATAGGCAAAATCTCATTAAGAAGATTGCAATATAAACACGCTCAAAAAAGCTTCGCAATGGCTATATGGCTAGGTAAACAATGGCTAGGCCAGAGGGACCATGACCAAATGATCGTAGCGCCCCCCGAATTAACACAACAGTTCAATACACTCATGGTTCAGATAGGCAAGAGTCAACAAAGCTTGCATGGTAGCTCCGAATCCCCCGCCTTGAGTATCGATAGTGTGCCCTCTCAAGAATCCTCTGACAGCCACTTATCAAGCGTAAGCGCAACTGACGCCCCTATTTTATCAAACAATCCCCTAGAGCCCTCGAACTCATATACGTAATTAGTTATCACCGATACCAATATCGTTGCCCCTACCCTACTATCATTGCATTTGCGGAGATTGTCTAATATTTTACTAGAACCTTCTTGCACTTGCTGATAAATTTCGTCGGGCAAATCTGTCATCATGATTTGTTTACTCATTCTTATTCCCTTCTTTTACCATGATTTCAGCGGCCTTTCTGTCTGACAATTCAAAACACTCGCTTGCATGTTTTAGAAACGAATCAAGCGCGCCCCTTCTTTTTTCAGGTGGGATGCAATGGTAAATAAGCCAAATAAAAGCCGATTCAACAGAGCTTAACGCTAGGTTGGGTTCTAAGTGTTCGACCACTCCCACAATCTCCGTGGCGTGATTGCGTACTATTCTTAAGGCTTGTTCTTCGTCCATGCCTTTACTCATCTTTATTAACCCGATCCTTAACAAACGCCTTGACGTGCTTAGCAAACATATCCAGCGAATCGTTTATTTTTTCCGGTATTATTGCGTCAACCAAAATAGTAATAAAAGCCAGTTCAGCGGCCGGTAGCATTATTCTAGGCGGTAAATAAATCAATGAATCTAAGATTTTCTGGGCTTCTTGTTGCACTATCTCAATATCTTTTCCTGACGATTTTTTCATTTTGTTCCTTTCTTTAAAATATTTAATACCAATAGCATGAAATAAGCAAGGTCTGCATTAGTAACGAAGGTAAATTTTTCGTGTTGAGGAAGCTGGTCATAGTAATTAACCTGAGCTTGAAGTTGGTCAACCAATTCATCTCGAGTGACTTCTTTTTGTGGTTCTTGATCTTCTTGCTCGCCGGTGTATTCGCTCAAGTTTCTTATCTCCTATTCAAGTATTTAAACCATTAACTAGGTATTCATGGATTTGTTAGCACCAAAACAGCTGAAATATGTTTTAGAGTCAATTAAAAAGATTAATTTAGCTCATGGCTCCGTCCGTTCCGGAAAAACTATGGCCAATAATTTCCGTGTCATGCAAGCGGTAAACGATTGCCCTGACTCTCAAATATGGTTTATAGGATGCACCGCGTCCTCGATCTTTTCAAACGTTATCAAACATATCATAGAAAGGCCGGCCCCTGGCGTTGCTGACCCGCTAGGCATTTTCAGGCCTTTTTGCCGTTGGCTTGAGGGTCGTCGAGAGCTAACCTTCGTTGACTCTAAGGGCAATCTCAAGCGTATAGCTACTATTGGCGCCGGCGACTCCGGTGCATTGGGCGCTATCCAGGGCAAAACTATGAGTATCTGCTATTGCGATGAGATGACGCTTTACCCCTCTGTCATTATCGACATGATAAGCACCCGTATCTCAAACCCGCACTCCATGCTATTTGCTACTATGAATCCGTCCTACCCTACCCACACACTTAAACAGTGGATTGACAAGGCTCGAGAGGGCGACCCTAACTACTATGAACTGCAATTCAAGCTTGAGGACAATCCTTTTGTCGACAATGACTATAAGAACCGGATAAAGAATAGCCTGTCCGGTGTATTCTATAAGCGCAACTACCTTGGAGAGTGGACGCTTGCAGAGGGCGCTATCTTTGATTTCTTTGACCGTACATTGCATATTGTACCGCGTCCTCCGCGGGCTGCAGACTATTGGATATTGGGAATTGACTACGGAACAAGTAACGCTTTTGCTGCTCTTCTTATTGGCGTCAATTGTGGGCGGCAGGCGCAAGAAAAGCCCTTATGGTGGGTGGAAAAGGAATACTATTGGGATTATAAGAAGAAGGGCTTTCAGAAAAGCAGTTCAGAGTTTGCAAAAGATATTAAGGAATGGATAGAGCCTTACTCTATTAAGAACATATATATTGATCCTAGCGCTGCAACCTTTCGTGTTGATTTGCAGAGATTAGGTTTGCACCCCGTGAATGCTGAAAATGACGTTAACGAGGGAATAATTAAGACTATAAGCCTTCTTAAAGGCGGGGAATTATTTATTTGTTCCGAATGCGTCAATCTTATAAAAGAGATAGAAACTTATGTTTGGCACCCTAAATGCCTAGAAAGAGGCGAGGACGAGCCCTTGAAGATGAACGACCACGCCGTTGACGCTTTAAGGTATGCGGTTAACACCCACAAGCCACAAAGGTTTGACCATGTTGACGGGCGCACCTTGGGATATAAGGATGATGGCCGTAAATGGCAACCTGGGGCGGATTATGGGTTTAGGTGAAGTATATGGGTTGTGACATTCATTTGATCATTGAAGTAAAGAATAATGAAGGCAAATGGAAGAGTTTAGAGATCTCTCAAGATTTAATGCCAGATGATAGGGATTATAGGCTTTTCTCTTTTCTTTGTGATGTAAGAAGCTATGATTCTTGGGAATTAGCTGGCCGGATTGCTTGGAGGGGAATTCCTAAGGATTGCTCTAGTAAAGCGTATTTCTCTGACCTTGATATTCATTCTTGTACTTATGCTCATCTAGATGAAGTTTTAGAACTGCCTTGGAAAGATGCGCTCCTAGGCGAGTCCTATTTCTTTATATTTTTTAAATATATACTTCCTAGGCTCATGAAAGGGAGGCTTTACCTTAGCTATGAAGAAAAGAGAAATATAAGAGTAATTATAGGGTTTGATAACTAATGCCAGACATTAAAATAAGAAAGCCTAAATCTGATGATCAAGAGAAAGCTGAAAAAGCCTATAGTCTTATACACGAGCTTGTACAAACTAATCCTGGGATGGATAGTACTATTTGGGCTGCCGGTTGTTGGACGGCTTTAATAAATTGTTATAAAGATAGCGGCTTTGATTATGAGGATTTCTGTAAAGAAGTTGAGCTGGTAAAGCAATTTTATAAGGATAAGTTTGAAAATGAAAATTGATCTTTCCGATTGGAATGAATACATAGCCGACGATGTTCCTCCAGGGTCTATCCCTTCCGGAGTTAAAGTTGAGATAATGCAAATCCTTAATGCGATTGCGTATGCACCTGTTGCAGGACCAGAGGATGATTTTCCACAAGGCATTAAGACAGAGAGAGGTTCTGTTGTATCGCGCCTTTTTTGGAGACTCTTAAAATGATCACATATTCGATAAAGTTTTTACAGTGTGCAAAATATGATCATTGATTGCATTGCAGACCTCCATGGTCATTATCCAAAGCTAGAAGGCGGAGACTTGCTTATTGTTGCTGGAGATTTGACTGCTATGGATAAATTTATTGAATATATGGATTGGCATAAATGGGTATGTAGACAGGATTACAAAAAAGTAATTTGGATTGCTGGAAATCATGATAATCTAGTTGAAAAAGGAGAATTTGACCCGCTACCTGAATGGGTAATGAATGAAAATAGAATTAGGTCAAATGCTGTCGAATACCTCTGTGACTCAGGAACCACATTTGAATATGAAAAAACCATAGAGGGTCATCAGACAACGAAAGAATTGAAGATCTGGGGCTCACCATGGACGCTAGCCTTCCCTGGTATAAACCCTCTCTGCACCGCATTCACGGGCACAGAAGAGGAATTAGAGGCCAAATTTCAGCTTATCCCTGATGATGTAGACATTCTTATCACTCATTCTCCACCTTATGGCATTTTAGATTTTGTAGTGAAATATGGCCCATTTAGCCATGAGAGAGTGCAATGCGTCGGAAGCACTTCGCTCTTAAAGAGAGTTTTTGATATTAGGCCAAGGGTGCATATATTTGGCCACATTCATGAGTCGTATGGACAATATGATCACGTACAAAGAAAGGGTGCATCTGAAAAACTTGGAATTACTGAGATTAAATTTATCAATTGCTCCCATGTCAACGAGAGCTATGAGCCTGTCAATAAACCTATCAGGATTGTGCTTTAGATCTATTTCTTTCTATTTCTAGAAGCTTGTGGTGAAAATCTTTATTTTCTAATTTTATTTCATTAATTATACAAATAAATTCTCTCCTGTCTTCTGTGATCTGATCTTGAAGATTCCTCCAATCAGATCTAGACTCACTTCTTAACCATAATAGCATGGTTACGGTAGCGCCCACGATAGTAAAGCACCCTATTGATATGGCTATAATAACTCCTAGATCTGTACCCATAGTCCTTTCTTGTTAAGATTAAGATTTAATCCTGCTGCGTTCGATTTCTAAGAGTCTATAATGGAAATCCTTATTTTCTATTTTTATTTCTTGAATAGC